TTTTACCAAGATATTCTTTCAGTAGTTTTGGGTGAGAGTTGTCTGGAACTTTCAATACATCTAAAGTACCATCTTCAAATAGTTTAGTCGCTTCGTTCTTGAATAGTGTTTCCAATCTTGACATTCTGTCCATCCAATCATAATAGTTCTGGTCATTGAAGTTACCTATGTAACCTTTGGTTTCCACTATGAAGTTTGCAAGTAAATAGTCCTCAACACTTTGTATGAGGTGTGAGTTGTACTTTCTACCTAACATCACAAACCACACTCTGTCTTTTCTTTTCCAGAACGAGTCTCTTGATACCTTCGTCTTACCATTGAACTTTACAAAGTCGTAGTCACCTTTTCCAAAGTGAGCCTTCATCGCACAGTAAGTCAAGTAGATATCTATTGATTGTGACATAAACTATATCGGTAATTTTGCCTGATTGGGTAGATAGTTCAAATCTCTTGCGTTTGCTTCTATCTTATCTTTTAGACTTTTTGATATGAGTCTGGTTACTGACTCTGGTTCTAATTCTTTTGTTTTGCAGTATTCTAAAACTGCGTCCATGTGTGTTATGGACTTTTCTTGTGCCATCTTTTCAATCTCAAGTGAGAACGTCTTTGTATTTTGCATATCAACTCCATATAAAAAATGTGGGATTAACCATGATCCCACACGCACTTATTAAGTAGTGACCCTATTCTGTGGTGGGTTTCTGTTTCCAAGTACCCACCGAACTCAGTACAATTAAGCAGCGAGTGCGTAATCTACAGGTGCAAAATCATCGTTTGCATTTAGAAAATTGACCAATAACGCAGTCATCCGATAGCTCTCCACTTTTCTATTTAACGTCAGTCGATCCTATTTCACCCCCATCATAAACACTCGTTTGGTCGCCACACCAGATAAATCCTAAAATGTCTTACCATTCATGTGTCGCTCGACCTATGAAGGCGTTGTACTGGACGAGTGTTTATGGTGGAGGTGTTGGGTATTGCACCCAAGTCCTGTCCATCTTTCAATCCGTATCAACGAACTATACTTTATTTATACACGATTCGTTTAAGTTTGTCAAGTGTTATTCTACGATGTTCTTTTTTATTTCTCGTAATACTATCTTGTTTAGATTGGATTTATCAAACCTATCATATCTAGTGCAAAGTGATTCTTGAGGTGCCCATGTGCTAGATGTTCCACACACACGCAGTATTTTATGAAGTTCATCAATCATTGTAAACTGAACAAACTCGATATCATTCTGTGTGTCAAAGTGAACATATGCAAAGTGTTCACCTTTTTTAAATTCTATTTTATCTGACTCTTGCCACAATGTAATCTCAAAGTTGACAGCTCGAAACCATTTAGAAATATTAAAACTACCAGGCGTTACTCTACCATATTTCATGTGGGGACTATTAGAAAAATATGGTGAACTTAAAGTGATATTCACATCTTCCTCAGAGAAAAAAATATATCTATAAGATGGTATGAAATTCATACAATTTTTGAATGATGATGGACGAGTTTCTATGTCAAGATAGTGTTTACTATCTGGAATTATATTTTGATCTTTTAAAATATATTTTGCATCAAAGGGGAATATTATCGGTATTATTCTTCTTACCAAATTAGAAAATGATGGGCACAGAAACACATTATCTAATCTTGATATATCTCTATTTACATCTTTTCGTAAAACATCAAATAATGTCTGTGGTTGTTCATGTAGTATCGTCCAATCTTTATCATCATCCCAAACTGGAGCCCAGTAAATTTTTGTTTTCATACTTTAATACTAAAACTTGTTCCACATCCACATGAAGAGTGTGCGTTAGGGTTATTAACTGTTAAGTAAGAACCACCAAATTCTTTTATGTAGTCCACAGTGCAACCAAGTACAAACATCTCTGCCATCTTATCTAACACTAGTATATTATCTATCAGAGTTCCTTTATCAGTTGTGTTTGTAGTTTCCCACTTATATTCGAAACCAGCACACCCACCACCTTTGACGGATAATCTTGCGTAGGAATCCTCTGACTTAGATACCATGTCAGTTAGATAATCTTTTGCATTTTCTGTTAGTGTTATCATATGTTATTAGTCTTTATATTTCCCTCTAGAAGTTCTTTTAGTAGTTTACCAGAGATACAGTATCCTTTGTCTGGTCGTAGTTTACCTTCAAAATTCATCCATGCAGTTGTAAAGTATTTATTAGGGTCTGACTCTAGTTGTTCTAAACAAACTTTTTGTGTATTATATGGTTTGTTAAATGCAAATAAATCAGTTCCTAACTCTGGATTTGCAGTAACCATTGTAACTATTATAAAAAACTTATCTAACATCAAAAACCTCTATTCAACCATTTCATGATAATATTGTAACCAACCATTCATCATATATTTGTCACCCTTTAATGGTGGGTTACCTCTGTGTGTATGTGTAAAATATGCTGGACAAAAAACTAATCTTCCCATTTTAGGTTCAACTCTTCTACTTTGATACAACCACTCTGTCTCACCACCCTCTTCTACATCATTCAAATATAACATGACAAGCATAATTCTAGAGGCTGATAAAAGACCTCCATGTTCACAATGCCAGACATGATATCCCTCTGATGGTGATGTCTTTTGAATTTTCATATCTGGATTGAGTTGGTGTCTTCCTACATCCTCAAGCATACCATATTTTCTACAATAAATGTCATAACATTCCCACATCGTTTTATTAAATGTTTGTAAAATTTCTAAACACACAAATGTTTGTGATGTTTGTTTACTAGCAAATAAATCATTCGCCATATAGTACATTGTGTTATTTGCTTGTTTAGGAGTATATCCATGATCAACTCTTTTCACAGTTTTGTTCATCTCAGCACTAATTTCAAAAGCATTGATTAAACTGTCGCAATATTCTTTTTCAAAAACATCATCGAATACACCAATGAAGTCATTAATATCATATTTCATTAAATTCCTCCAATACGTCATCTAACATAGGTAGGTATGTGTGTTTAGTTCTTACAAACTCTTGCACCACACCATCTTCGGTTACCACCAGAATTACAATCTGTTCAATTGGTTTACCAGTGCGTTCTTCAAACATCTGTGCGTATGCAGATGCTTGTATGTAATAGTTTTCATTCCACTCATCACTACGTTCTTTAGTTGATGTCTTGAAATCTATTATTGATAGTTTACCCTTGTACTCTGCAACACAATCTACTCGCCCTGCGACTTTGTATTTGTCTGAATATAACCCACACTCTTGAGCATGAATATTGTCAACATTGTCCAAAGTTTCTTTTGCGAGTTGTTTGAATAGACAGTACGCAAGGAATTTCTTTTTATGTTTCTCTTCATCAAAGTCATTGTTTAAATAGTCCTCACACATATGGTGAACAGCAGTTCCACGATTTGCAGCCTTTACTGCAACGTAGTTTGCAACCTCATCACCAACACGTTTTCTCCACTCAAATAAACCCTTTTTATTTCTCACTGACAAAACTGTAGTGATAGATGGATATAAGTTTCCATCTGGGGTTTCATAAAATCTTTTCTTATCTATTGTCTGAGTTTTTAAATCTTCAAGTTCAATAGGAACATGACAAAATGTTTTCATATAAAGTTCACCCATCCTGTTATTATATATTTAGTTTCATTTGGTGCATTCACTCCATAATGCATATGTGTCCAACCAGCAGGCCAAATGTAAAAGTTACCAGTAGCTGGTTTCGCAGTAAAATTTTGATGCATAAAATGTGTTCCACCACCATCTTTTATATCATTTAAGTAAATCATCCATGCAAACACTCTTCCAGTATTTGCTCCATCGTGTTCACAGTGAACATGATGATAATGTTGATTTGGTTGATATTTCATAATTTGACAAGAAGGATACACTTCCCATTTACTTAAACTTGTATCAATGAGAGGAAATTTATTTTTATATTCTCTCAATGCATTTTCAAGAGTATTCTCTAAACCAAAACCATTTGGGTTAGGATTGGTGAAATCTATATCTAAAGTGATTTCTAGATTATCTAATACTGTAGACCCCGCCCCGCCAGGATATTGGAGGTGTGAGTTTTTTTCAAAATAGTCAATAATGTTGATGCAAGATTGTTTAGGAAATGCATCAACCATCTCAAGAATAAATTGCATATTATATCATTTTTTTCGCAGCCGCAGTAGTCTCTTTGTTTCTGCGAGTCCAACCCTTTCCAAATGTTTTAAAATGTTTCAGTTTTTTGTAATATGCAAGTCGGTCTTTTTGGTAGTTTTCAATCGCACCTTTTAGACCCTCTTGTTTTACGTAGGTTTCTACTGCTCGTAGAGTTGCAGGCCCTATCGCACCATCTGCTGTTGCGCCTATCATCTTCTGTAGATACTTTGCAGCCCTACCTGTACCAGCGTTCACACCAAAATCAAAAACGCAAAGGTCAAGACCAGAAGGTAGTTGGTCACCCTTTACACGATTCCAGTAGTTCTTCTTATAGATGGGTGCAACATCTGAAACCTGTAGTTGTTCCATCTGATCTAAAGTTACTGTCCTACCAACCCACTCTTCATATACTCTTTTAGTGACACCTAAATTAGTGGCACCGCCTGGGTCTTCTGGATGGTTTACATAACCGCCTTCGTGATGTAATATCATCTCTAAACATTGTTGATAATTTTTTTCCATTAGTCTTCCTCTCTAATAATGTCAGTAATACTTGAATTAAATGCTATTACTATTCTATCTTCAGTTCCCTTATACATAGCCTGATAGTGACTTAGATAAGATGGAAATAAAACTAACATTCCATCTCTTGGTTTTATTCTTACAGTGCTAATATTATTTAGGTATAAATTTCCACGATCTACATATGTAGACCTTGTTGGATTTTCAAATACTGTATGCCCACTATCGTCATTCCCAGATTTTATATAGTATATTCCACACCAACTACATCTTGGGTGTATGTGTGGTTCATGCATACCATTAGTTTTTGTTATATGATACCAACTTTCATTAAAATTTATTTTGTAGGTATGCTTCTCCATCTGTATGTGATTGACAGTTTCTGCCACGCAGTTTCCAATCCATTTACTTGTCTTTTTTATAATATCGTTGTCATGATGAAATAAGTTAAAATCTGACTCAATCAAATTATGTTTAATTTTAACTGCAACTTTAGACTCAATACCTTTTGTTTCCAAAGACATGATGTATGATTTTAAATCATCTACTATCTCTGTATTATGATAATAAGCTATTGGAGTTGGAAAAACTGATTGTACACCCTGTTCCACTACTCTACTCCGATACCTAACTTTGTTTTCTGTATCAGATAGTTTCTCACAAAACCAGAACGCACGATATCACCTATATTGAACTCCACACAATTAAACTCTTGCATCTCCTCAAGTATTCTAAGAAAATCATGCAGACCATTCTTTTCTGATACTTTAGATAAATCACTCTGCATAAAATCACCACAGAACATAATCTTTGAGTCTTGTCCTACTCTGGTCACTATGGTATCAAGTTCGTGGAAGTTTAGATTCTGACACTCATCTACTATGATGATTGAGTTATCAAATGTCAAACCTCTGAGGAATGATGTTGATAGAAAATAAAAACTACCCTGTTGTTTCAACCTATCATATAACATTGAGAACGCTTGTTCATTTGCTTGTTTGAACATGAACTTTACCATGTTCTGATATGGAACTTGATAAAGTGCAGCCTTATCTTCCTCATCGCCAGGAAGAAAACCTATCTCTCTTGTTGGTATAAGTGAACGAACTAATACAACTTTATCATATTTGGTGTCATCTCGCAACACTTCAGCTAGTGCAAGGTAGAGTGATATAAATGTTTTACCTGTACCAGCACTACCAAACATGAATTGATGTTGACCTTTTGCATAAGAGTCAAATACTAATTTCTGATTGTCTGTGATTGGTTCTATTTTTACTAAGTCTGTATTTGTAATATCTTTCTTTGCCATGATAATCCCATTTTATTGTGGGGGAAACCGACCCAACTGGCTCCCCCCTGTGCAAACTCTCCATGAATTAAATTGAAGTATGCACAGTAGTATTTATGTATATACCTATAGTTTAACCTTACTCATATTCTGTCCACCATCTTTTTTTAGTAGACCATGTTTTTTTGCAACCTCTGTTACTTTTTTCTGTGCATTACTACCACCACTACTAAACCTATCTGCAAGTGGGCTGCCTGGATGTTTATCTCCTATCTTACTAAAAACTTCTTTCATACCACCATCCATTTTACCATCACCTTGTTTAACAATGTGGTCACCTACTAATGCTGGTGCAGACAATACCTGTTCAAGACTTTCATTTTTTAACATATCTTGTAATTCAGAGTATGTGCAGAATACATCTTTTTCTGTGCCAAACTCTTTATTTCGTATCGTGTAAGTCGGCATCTACTTTCCTGTGACCTCTGGTATTTTATCTGATAGATCAGGCATGACTCTTTGTTTCAATTCATAGTTTTCTTCTGCAAGTTCTTTGATACGAATCTGTAAACCATTGATACATTTTTGCATCTCATACATCTCTCTTCTAATTATGGAATCAGTCGTTGTTATTCCCTCTCCTAGTTTACTTGTAAAGTCGAGTTCTAATTGTTTTTCCATTTCTTTCTCCTTTTTAAATTTCCATAATATCCAATCATAATATCTTTCTGGTTCTGAGTCATTCATATTGTTATAAGATCTTTATTTTCATAATCACCAAATGAACCTGTCACAAAATAGTTTGTCCCTAAAATTATTCTTGGTGAGTCATCTTCATTAGGTAGTGCTTGGTGTTCACACCAGCCAGGAAAGATTACTATATCACCAGTTTTTACTGATAGATTAATTGTTCTTGAATTAAATATATTCTGTTGCACCACATTGTATGATAAGTTATATCCCTCTTGTATTCTACTCACAGGCATCTTGATCTGTAAATCACCACTATTTGCTTGCACATAATATACACAACTAAAAACTGTATTAGGATGTATGTGTGAGTGGTGTGCATCACCTTTATGATTTACTGCTGTCCAACTCTGCGTGAGATAAAACTGATTTTCTATCTGTAAATGATTTACAACATAGTCATTAAATACAGTAAGTATATGTGTCTTGAGTCTTACTAGTTTTTCATCATCTAACACCTCTGCACTTTTAGAAATCGCATTACCTTGTTTAGATAACGCTTTACGAAATTCACCATCTACTATAACTGACTTTTCTTCATCTGTCAAGACAAAATCAGTTGACTCTTTGTAAATAGGTAATGCATGAAAGGGTATCAGCTCACTACTCATGCTGGTACTCCTAACACTTCTCTTCCATCAAATCTATTATTATACTTTCCATTCTTTCTGTTGTAATGAAGAAAAACTTGTGCGTGATTGTTTCCTTCAAATGGTTCTCTCCAATGTTCTAATTCACAACCCTTGTATATAACCATATCACCTCTGTCTGTTTCTATGGGTATCTCATTACCATACCTATCCTTGAACCATATAGGCCATGAGTAGTGTGAGTCATAACCAAGACACAATGTCAAAGATATTTCACAACTTTCTCTATCTGTATGTCTTTTGAGCTCAGATCCTCTATTGTATAGTCTATAATAAGAATATTGTGGAACTAACTGTTCACCTGTTATATCTTGCAGTTGACTAACTTTTCCCATGAGTAGTGTATCAAATATTAAATCTCCGTACATACTAAAGTCACCTTTACTTTGTGAATCATTAAAAGTTCCATACCTATCATCTCTGGTTACTGACAATCTCTTTTGTGCGAGTAAAATGTAACCATATAATAATGTGCAGATATCTTCGCTAATGAAGTTCTCTACCTTTATCCAATCCTTATTCATTTTCTCTCCACAACTTTCTCATTCTCTGATATACACTATCACTTATAACTTTATCTCTTACCTCTTTGAATATTGTCGCAGACTTTGCTTTTGGTGATGTCAATGCATCTGGTTCTTGTGGTTTGACATTACCCTCTGTATCATACTTCTTACCATCTTTATGGTTTGCATATCTACGAGCTCTTGTAAATCCCATCTCTAAAAACTTACGACACATATCCATACCGATAAAATCCTCTTTGTTTTTATATTGGTGATATAAATTTAGGATTGTGAGAGATGACTTTATTGCTTCACTTGGTGTTTTAAATCTCCAGTGTTTGCATATATCGTCTGTGTAAGGGCGAACTAAAAGAACACCTTGTTCACCTCTACCAATTCGATAACGTGTGTCATTAGGTGTGAACATGATATTCTTATAATCTATATTGTAATCAAATTCTTTCATACTTTAAACTTCATATTGCCTGATATAGTTATTCTGTAATCATCACTTGTATAAAAAGGATAAACCTCATGCATTTGTTTTGAACTAAACATCAACATTTTACCTTCAAAACTTTTATCAACATCAAGAGGATCAACAATAAATCCACCACATGAGCCTGGATTGAGAAAAGTAAACTTTGATGTGTGGTTTCTGTTCTTTGAATGAGTAGAAATATTTGGATAACATAACTCTTCATCTTTTAAATCATATGGTATCTGCACGAAAATTACAAAAGATACGACTCCAGAGTGGTCATGTGGTGGATTAAATTCATATTTCTTTTGATAATTTACCCATAAATGATCTAGATACAATGGTCTATCATCCGACATAACATTCATAGATTTCCATGACTCATAAACGGACTGATCACAACAGCAATTTAATATATAATTTTCAAAATATTGTGTATAATTTTTAATTTTATATTCTTCTTTTATATGACCTAATAATAGGTTATTGACACATTCACCTTGTTCTTTTGCTTGCACAACCCATTGTTTCAACATTATGAGGATATCTTGGGGTAATTCAAATGCTGACACCATGCGCCAAGACAAATATTTATTTGCATCCTCATAAATTAATTTTTTCCAATTTGTCATTTGATATTAACTTTCATGCGGCCCAGAACCAATGTGGAACTTGTCTTTTTGTCCACTTTGCAAATCTTTTTTTCTCTTGTATGTAGTAGGTTCTATATGCATCTACTGAGTCTGGTTTCTTACAATGGTCAGGCATTGCTTGAGGCATCGTAGTCAAACCACCCTCTTTGATATTCTTTGGTGGTGTTACTAATAATCCTCTGAGTAATGCATCAGTAGAGTGTATTTTACCATATCTAAACGTATACTCATCACATAACTTTTCAAATAGTTTGTATAACCAAATATAGTTTGCAATACTTTCTCTCGCCCATACTGCACTTGGGTGATTAATATGTGATGCTTTGTAGATAGTATTCTCTATATTCTTGTTTGGGTGTTTCCATCTTCGTATTCTACGCCCTATCTTAGTTCTACCCTCATACTCATCACCATCTAGTATTCTATGTGCAGTAGACATCAACTGTGCATATTCTATTATCATCTTGACAACGTGTTTGTCACAATGCATCTTCGCAGATATCTCTGGGTCTTTATGTAAGTAAAATATATTCATCAGTTATAATTTATCCCCCATGCAATATTGATTCTTTGTTTGTTTGATTTGTTTTCTAAAACTTCATGTGGCACCCAACCTGGCCATATCACTAACATACCATCCTCTGGTTTTATTCCAGTTTTTCTTGTGTAGGGTGATTTAGGATTACATTGTAATAATAGGTTTGCTGGATTTGAAAACACTAGATTGCCAGTTTCCTCTGCTTGAAGATAGTAGATGCCTGCCCATGCATCATCTGTATGTGTGTGTAATACATTCTTTGAACCCACTTCATTTACGTTTGTCCATATATTAAAGTCTCTATTTTTGCAACCCTCAAGAAATGATTTAAACACTGGATCATCTTCAAAGTAAATTTTATTTGCATGATCTGATAGTTTACGCATTTCATCATATAACCACTCCATGTCATAAGTTGCATTTGATCTCCAACAACCATGATTACTACCACCTTGTGTTCCTCTATTATCTCTTTTTGCTTGGAGTATTTGTCTCTTCAAATTTTCTCTTTGTTCCTCAGTTCCAACATTTTCTTTGACAAAAATGTCTGAACGAAACAGTGGTAACATTTTATCCATTACTTTTCCCACCTATAAAATATATGCTTCTCAATTCGAGTCGTTCTCTTTTTTGTCTTTGCCCATGAGGGTCTAACATAAGTTGCATGATAGTGAGTTGCACCCTCTGTAACATCTAATTGTATTTTATTATAGTAAACAATAAATGCAACGTCTTGTGCTTTTCTCCATGCTTTCTCATTTTTAGGAACATCGGGCTTGCCGTCACAGTACCAACTAAACTGACATCTATGTTTGATTGGATATTCTTTTTCTGGATCTTCCCAAGATGGTCGAGTTGGCCCTTGTTTGACTACCTCGCAAATTGTATTAGGAAATCTATCGTCTTCAACACGATTCATAACTACTTGTGCTGTTGCAATCTGACCTACCAATGATTGGTTTTTCGCCTCATGATAGGTGTTCAATGCAAGACATATGAACGCTGTTTCAATTAACATTGTTGTACTCCTCTAGTAGTTTCTTCTCTAATCTAAATGCCTCTATTTCGTAAGGTCTATCTTCGTATGCAACCTCTTCATTACTTATTGCGAACACATCACCACCAAACTCTTTCTTGATATGTTGCTTGATATGAACAAACTCATGAAAGATTGTGGTAAGTAAATCTTGTTCTGATAGTTCTTTGTTGACTCTGATGATGTATGATCTATCATCTGCATCATAACAATCGCCATCTGCGTGTAAATCTTTTACAGACTCAATCTCAATCTCGTCAATCTTGTGTCTAGGTAACAAATACGACTTTGCGAACCAAAGAGCATCCTCAATGGTTCGTTGTCTTTTCTTGTTGGTATTTCTAAAATCTATAAACATATTCTCTCAATTACATTTATAGTATACAGTGATTCGTTTTAATTGTCAACTATTTTATCCATACGAGTGATATTAGTTATTGGTAATTTATCCTCACCATATATCTCTTGTAGGATTTTAAATTCTTTGATTGTATTTTCTGCAGCCTGTGCCTCACTGTCACCCTCTGCAATGAGAAATGTATCCTCACCATCTACATTCTTGTAAAATAATTTTGTCTTGTGTTTCATATTGTGAACCTCAAATTGAAACTTAAAACCACTCTCTCATGGTCTGTTTCGTTTACTGTTACTTTATGTGGTAAAGTGGAAGGAAAAAACATCATGGTATTTTGAATAGCTCTGAATGCAACTGAATTACAATATTCTTTATTGTTTGTAATATATGGAAATTCAATATTAAAAGGGTTGTTTGTCAGAAATACTATCGTGCCTTGTTTTTCGTCATTTATTGATTTTACATAATATACACCAGATATAGAATTTTTATTAAGATCTCTATGGTCATGAGTACCCACTAGTTGATCTTTGGTTTGTTTATTAAACCAAGACATGTATAGTTTTATCTCTGAAAAATTTATATTTAAATTATCTAGATAATTCGCACAATTATTTTCAATGTATTTTGTTACATAATTATTGTCTCGTAAAATATTATCTGAGTGTTTAAATGTGGTTGGACAAGTGTCATTATCAGGCATCCAATTATTTTTGAAATAATTATTTTTTTTACAATCCATGTACAAATCATACACTGACTCTATGAAGTTAGTGTCTCTTATTTTCACTTCATCAACAGGTGTGCAAAATAAATTGTGTAACATTATTCTCTCTCTACGACCTATATGACTTTTGAGTTTTGCGAGTTTGAGAGAGGTACGTCATATAGGTCGTGTTCCTTTAGGACAGGTATAAAGGCCCTGTCCAATTTATTTCATACATACCATCTAACACGTTACCTCTCGCAGAGTTAGTGGCAGGGGCAGACCAACCAGCAGGTTTTAAAATGTCACCCTTCTTGAATTTTTTAGTGTCTTTTTTCACGACAAAACCCCAACATGAACCGCCTGGAGTTCCACCATTACCCATTGCAATTTTTATATATTTTGCACCCTCTTTGACAACAAACCCATTGATGAAATCACTAACCATTTTTTTACCCACGCTTGTGTCTAGACCATCACCATATCTCTTCTTGTAGTCTGTGATTGCAGACTCAATTAGAGTTTTGATACCATCTTCTAGGGTTACTGCACTTTTTTCAACTAATACTGTCATAATTTATTCTCTCTCTTTTATTAACTATACTATCAATATACATGATTCGTTTTCATTTGTCAAGTATTTTTTTAAGATCTGGGTCTGTGCCTTTCTTAAAGTGAATAGTATAATCACCAACTTTTTCATCCAGTAACATACATCCATCTAATACTAAGTAAACTTTTTTTGATGTTTCATTTTTAATTTCTGCTGGTTGATTAATTGGAATATCATTTTGCACTATTTTATTATTATGTTGTTCAGTGAAAGATTTTGTATCGCCTTCACTTATGTACGCAGATGACCCTTTATTTACACATATGGCTCTTACATCTCCATAATGAACACCAACATTTGGTAAGTTGCAAGGTTGGTATTCTAAATCTCTGAGATATTCATACTTCTCCCTTGATGCAAGTTTTTTGAATACCTCAATAGTCATTTATTTTATCTTACTCTCTAATATGCTGATGCGACTCGATAGGTCATTGATAGATTTGTTCAAGTCATTGTTTGTCGGTGGACTATAGGTCTGTTGATGTAGTTGTTTTATTTTTTTGTAAATTGTTGCAAGCATCTTGAATTGGTCATTGAAACTAATACTTTTACCATCCTCAATGTCTTGTATTAATTTTTCCATTTCTTGTTCTGACATCATGACATCACCATAAAATTATCATTCCAATTAAACGCTTCACATACCACGTTTGTAGATAATCCTTTATATACTTGGTGTAACTTTTTATCCTTTGCATTTACTAGAAGTTCTGCTTCAGACTCGTGCAGACCCTCTAACAACTGAACAAACATCTGTTCTTTTTTCCATTGTGGTGTTTGACCATCACCACCTTTTATAAAATGCCAAAGTTGTCTAGACTCCGTTGCAAGTGTGGTATGTTCAGTTCCAGCTGGTGCTTCGTTCTTTGAGTATGGAACTTCACCCTCTGGTAAAACCCATTTGATATTTGGGTCAAAAGATGACTTTAGAACTGACCTCAACGCTGGTGAGTTGTGTTCTCTAAGTATCTTGACCTTTTGGTCTTTTGTTTTTGCCTTATGCACTTTGTCAAGGACTTCTGAAAATAGTAGTGTTATTCCTGCCATTTAAAATTCTCCAATGTTTTCAGTTAACTCTTTAAGTTTATTTTTCATAAAATAATTTAGGAGTTTACTACGATCACCATGTGGTGCGTTTTTATATTCTAATCTAATTTGATTTTTGAGTTCCTCTGGTGTTCTTGACAAATCAATCAGAGTTGAGTTTCTTTGAAAGTTTCGTTTCACTTCATCATTCCAATCACTTCCACCACCTATGAGCCAAGATTGAATTTTCTTTCTACTCAAAGGTCGTTGTCTTAGTCCATCTATAAAAGTGTTATCTGGTGATAATACATTTGGTACACCATCACTTGTATCACCTTTTAAGATGTGTTCTTTTAAATATGTAGTCGGATTGAAACCATTGACATCTTTTTTTGTGATAGGACTCCATTGTTTTACATTTGGATATTTCTGTAGTTGAATGAAGTCTTTATCTCCAGAGATAATCATTATCTTTTCATCTCTGTTTTCTTCACATAGAAAACCTATGATATCATCTGCCTCTGCACCGAACACTTCAAGATATTTGTAAGGAAAGTTTTCTTTAATCTCGTTTCGTATCTTGTTGAGAGTTCCAAAGATGTCATCCCAATTTAGATCTGACTCTTCTCGACCTTTTCTACGACTGGCCTTATACTCTGGATAGTAATCTCTTCTCCACGAATGTTTTGAGTCCCAAGTAAGAACCACCTCACCATACTCATCATGATGTTCCATTCTATACATACGAATAGAGTTAAGTATCATATGTCGAACCATACTCTCATCTATGGTTTTACTATTATTCATTTTCAAGTTCATCATCAGATTTGCAACTGCAATCTGGTTCATATCAATTAGTATCATTTTTTATTCACATAATAAGCGTTGAAGCTCATACTCCTTCTTTCTCCATCTACGTCAAAAGGATAAACTGAGTGTTTTAACCATGATGGAAATACTAACATCTTTCCCACCTCTGGTCTAAATGTTAATGTATCACTTCGTAAATCTTGTTTATCACCTTGCATAAACTGTATTGCACCACCAACTGGATAGTGGTCTTCTGCTTCCTTCTCAAAGAACTGATCCATACCCTTTGGAACTTTTAAATATATAACTGCTGATAGATGTCCACTATGTTGATGCCATGGATTATATTCACCCTTGTATTGACTTACTATCCACGATTGACTTATGTTTATATTCTCATTAGTGGGATGTAAGTTTCCATGTTTAGGGTGATGTAATATCATGTTTCCTACATATGCACAACTTTTACTAATCATATGTTTTAGATAACTCACACAAGAGCCTCTGAGAATATTCTTACAGTAATCTCCATCATCTTTGTTGACTATCGGTATCTGCACCTCTTTGTGAACTTTACCTACAAGATGATTTGACCAATCCCATTGTGCAGATTTTTTATCATCACTTAAAACCTCATCGCCTATTTTGTTTACTATGTCGATAAATTTTTGTGATACTTCCATTTCCATTATAGTAGGACTAAATGGTTTATGGAACTTGACTTCACTCCTCTTCAAAATCTTCCTCCAAATATTCTACAAGTTCTGCAACTATATCAGCTCTAAACTTTGTGTATATATCACCATCATCTTTACCTTTCATTGGTAATATGATATGTGAAACTAAATCTGATAGTGGATGTTCATATCCTAATTCTTTATATAGGTATGCTTTTAGAGTTTCATTCATGAAACCAATGTGTCTATAGAAATCTTTTGATGATATACTCACATCATTTTCTTTGAGTATTTGTATCATTGATACCATAGCATTTTGAGACAGATCATCTATCGCATCCATCTCCTCTTGTATGACTTGATCTCTGGTCTTACCTTTGGGAGTCTTTTTAGACTCCCAAGGCCCTATGATCACATTACTCCATTGTTTTTTATCATCTACCATTTAAACATCTTCATACTTATCATACTTAATTTTACCCCCTACACGTTCATAGGGAAACTTACCATTCCATTTTGAACATCGTGGTTGACTTGTGCATTCTCTACAAAAGGGGACATTTACTGCTTCACCATCTTTTCTGATTACTTGACCATCAAAGGTATAACCATTTTTATCCCAATTGAAATATAAAGATTTAAGTTCATGTCCATTGAGTGAATATCCATAATCCCTATTCACATATTTTTCGAGATCCTCCATAGTGCTAAGTTTATCAACAATCTCTTGTGGTATCTCTGGATAAAGATTTTTATGCCAAAAGTCTTTGATTGATGGGATTTCTTTGTTGTCTGATTTTCCAAATGTTATCATATTATTACAATCTGAAGAGTTCAACCAATTAACTTTTGCCTTATTACGAATCGCACCAACAGGACACTTAACCATACAATCATCACAATCTATACAACGATTCCACATTTTAGTATTATGTCTTCTAGATGTCGGTATATCTACAATTGTGTTGTTGATACCTATCGCAGTAAAGTGAACATCAAACCCAAACCTATAATCGTATATCAAACTATTACGAGCTCTCACTCCTAGTCCTGCTCTTAGTGCGGCCTCCTTAAAATTTGTATACACAGGAAACCAAGACTTATATGGAGAGTCATCCATAATTTCACACGCACGATTATAATGAGTGTAATCCCAACTGTGGCCATCATTTGATAATATCAGACAATTAGTTAAACCACCAAAATGAATACTATTCGTAAAGTCTGCACCATAGATATGAGATTTATGTTTAATCGGCATAAGAGAAACTTCTAAGAGTTCTTGTTTTGTTATCATACCAACGTGCCAAATCTTTGGATCAAAAAAACTTTCTAAATATTTGAAAGATATCTCCTCTTCATTTTGACCAAGACTAGAGTAGTCATAGTTTGCAGTATGTCCACCAACATATTTTACTACCTTACTATTCTCCATTGTACTTTCTTTTCCTCGTACTCACCATAGAAGTTGTCAATCCAATCACCATGTTTGAGATAGTGTTGCATATTTCTGACGTAACCCTCTTTACTATGGAGTTTTGCTTTTGCACCTTTTACATCTCGTCTGACTTCACCTCTAAGTGAACTGATTTGTTCTTTGGTGCTCTTAATCCACGACCTCACATTTTTCAAACACAGTGGATGGTCGTCTGGTCTTGCAAGAACCTCTGGACAAATGTTTTGATGTTGTGCAGGCCCCTTTGCTTCTCTCGCCTTTGCAAGACGTTCAACTGCAGCCGCCTTTTGTTCTGGAGTCATTGGTTTACGTCTACGTTTAATTTTTACCATAATATTTATACCTCTCTAAAATATCAAATTCAAAATTGGAACTCC